CCGGCGTATCAATCAACTAGATGGTTAATGTCCTTTGATGAAGCTTTCACTGGTCCTACTAAATCAAAACCAATGAGAAAAGCAAGAGACAGAAGAGGCAAATTAACAACTGAAGAATAGTTGGAGGTAGATTAGAATGGATGATGCTAACCTGGTTGATAGCGTAGTCGAAGAAGTTTCACAGCTGTTAGGCAGCCAGTTTGACTCTGACGCTAAGCAAAAGCTTACCACGCTTCTATTCAGAACGATTCAAGGCAGTAACGATGTTATTGTTTCACCGATGGCTGAAAAATTTGGACCCATAACTCTTCTTGAAGAATGGGATTCTATTTTTAACAGTCTTGATGAATCTCGAATCGAAAACACTCTACGAAACATTGAGCAAGTTCAAAAGGATAAATTCTCACCTAGGTCAGTAGCTATGCCTTGGTTCCCTGAACGACAGAAGGACTTAGAGGGTTATTACAGTGATAACTCCGTAGATTACTCAGTCTTAGATTGCAGTCCTTCGAATTTAAACCTTAGTTTAAGACCTTTGAGTTTAGCAAACACAAAAGATTTTATAAAGAAAAGTACTAGTGCGGGTCTTCCTTCTATGCAAAAGAAAGGTGTCGTACTTGATCAGACAGTTCGAAACTTTGACGAGTTATACTCTCAAGCCGCCAAGCTTGATCTACCTAGTATTATCTTTACGCGTACCCAAGAGAGCTTGAAAACACGTATTGTCTTCGGGATTCCTCTCATTGTAGTTCTCAATGAAATGCGGTTCTACCAACCTCTCTTGAAAGTACAAAAGAATCTTTCTTGGCGTTCTGCGTTAAGAGGTCCAGATGACGTTGCGTCTCATCTCACTGAAATAATCGATGAAGCCAAACGAACAGGAAATCTCCTTGTTTCTATCGATTTCTCCAAATACGATCAGTCGATTAGTCCTGAATTACAAGCCAAAGTAGGTGAGTATTATAAGGCTGTCTTTCAGAGTTCATTTTCTGATGCTATTGATGATTTAATCCATGTTAAGTCAAATATTAAGATAGTTAGTCCGTCTGGTATAACAAGTGGTGGACATGGAGAACCATCCGGCTCTGCATTTACAAACGAAGACGATTCCATTGCACAACATTGTATTGCCTGCCATAGCCGTATTCCTGTTGATGCTTATTTTGATATTCAAGGTGATGATGGCGTTTATATGATTAATCCCGATTCATATGAAACCTTTGTTTCTAATTTCAATAAATTTGGTCTCGAAGTTAATTTAGATAAGTCTACTACTAGTATGACATATTTAACTTTTCTGCAGAATCTGTACCATCCTTTCTACCGTATGGCAGAAGGTACAATACCTGGAATCTATCCTACTTTTCG